GTCCGGGTCGACGCGCACGCTGCCGGGGACGCAGACGCCGACTTGCTGGTCGATGTTGTGATTGACCAGGAGGGCGCCACCGTTGTTCAGGCGGTCGAGGCGGACGCTGCCGGGCGTGCAGTCGAGGACTTCGAGGCCGAACCAGCGCTGCACGGGGGTTTCGGAGGCCCAGGCGAGTTCGATGGTGCGGTCTTCGGCGGCGGTCGCGTCTTCGGCGCGCTTGGCAATGGCCAGCGATCGGTAGAGGTTGCCGGTTTTGATGGTGGCGGGTGGTGCGGCGACGGCGGCGGTCGAAGGGGGCATTGGCGGATTACCGGGGAATGTGGCGAGTCGTGCGCTATGCTGCGGCGTTGTGCAGGACACTTTAAGGCGTGGGTGTCAATTGGCGCTGGAGCATATTGTTTGACGCTCAGAAGGCTATTTTGCTAGGGGTGCTGCTAAATACCCACTCACCATCCCAGCGCAAGAATACTGGCCCCGGTCTTGAATATGTTGAAGATTCAAGCCTCGACAGAGTGATCGTTTCCAGCAGACCGGAGGAGCGCAAGGAAGTGAGTTCTGCAAAGAACTCGCGGGCGTATTTGGCAGTGTTGTTGCTGTCGGCCGGCGGAGAGCCAACGTCACCGTAGAACTGGTGAAAATACACCCAGCCTAACTCTTTGCCTGCCAAGCACCGATTGACGAGCGTCTCGACAGTGCTGCCGACATAGTTGTCTTTCAGGGCGAACGCGCCAGTCTGGCCGCCGGTGTGGTAGTAGCGGTTGTATTTGCCATTGGGTGGAATGTAGAACTGCGGCGTAACCGCTCACAAGCTCAGATTCCACAGGCTTGTCAGGTCATTCCACGGCTGCACGCCAAATTCGGGATCATTCACCTTGCCACGAGCGCCGACAATGCCAAACTTCTTCAGCACCGTCGAGTAGTCGGTCAGCGTCGTTGTTTTCTCGTTTGTATTCTGATAATGCGACGAGTGCCGGACACGGGCGCACTCGAAGTAATCGAAAGCGGCGTCGCCTCTCGCCAAATACTCGGTAAGCTGGTCTGCGGTCGTCCCGGCCAGGATGCTCGTCAGTGTTGGGACCGCTGACACATGCTGGATTATGTCCCAGCCGGCACTCTGGTAGCGCTGTAAATCTGTGGCCAGGCATTCGTCGCTCGCCGGGAATCTGTCTCGCCCGAGAACTGACAAAACACCGGGCATTTGTGCGTCGATCATCTTGTCGCCAAGCTCATCGCAAAATGATTGATATGCATTGTCGCCCTGCACAACAAGCCGAGCCTTATCCCATTCCGGCGAATACGCACGAGACAGGTAAATGGTAGCCGCGCCTGAACAGGAAATGCTCAGGTGCAGGGCTTTTACCTCAAACTCCGGAGCTGTTTCGTTCCACGGCGCCGGCGACCCGGCTGTGTATTGGTTGCGGTAGGGGTCGCACGCATAAGTGCGATAGGTATCCACCCACTTCGTTGCACGATCAGGGCCTTGATTGCCGTAGGATGTTTTCGTTGTCGCCGATTCAACGATGATCCAATAAAAGCGATTCGCTGCGGCAACATCATTGCCCAAACCAACATACAATCTGGTGGTTAGGTCAGAATACTTCGCACGAAAATGCACATTCGGCAGGGCTGTTGGGTAGGCGACGAGATCGGACTTGAGTGGGATTATGACGCTCTTTCCTGTCACGGCTCCGGACATCGTGAATTTCAGCACTTTGCCGCCGAATTCGTTGGCGTCATCCTCCGTCGTCATGACGACGCCGCTCGGGACCGTGGCACCAGCCAGGTCGAGGTTTCCGAATGCGGCAATTTGCCGGTTCCTTGGAAGAGGAATGGGGTCCAGAATGCCGATTCGCCCATGGGCGTCCTGGTGCGCGGCAAGCCATTCTGGCGTCAGCGGCGCTACGCGCTCGGCCAGGCCGAGCTTGATCATGGCAAGGGCAATATGATCTTCGAGCGACTGCTGGCCAGCCGCATAGGAGACGCCGAGGTAGCGGATGGGAAGCGGAATAGTGACGTTCATGGCGATCCCTGTGGTCAGGTTGGCTGATTTTGACTGGTTTGGAGGTTGGCTTCGGCGGGCGGCGCGGCGAAGAGGGAGACGTTCTTGGCGGCCGCCATGGCTTCAAACGCAGCGATGTCGTCAAGAACATCCTCGACGTCCCTGCCCTGCTGGGCGGCGATGCGTTGCGGGCTGTCGAGGCGGGCGCCGATGGCGAGGATGGCGGCGTTGATGTCTTTCTCGGGATCGACCCAGGGCCAGCGGCGGCCTTGCCAGGTGTGGGCGGCGAATTTGTCGTACTTGGTAGCTGGCAGGGTGCTGCCGTTTTCCATGGCGATGGCGCCCATGGCCAGGGCCATGCGCAGCCACTCGCGGTAGAGCGGGGAGAGAATGCGGCCGATGAACCAGCCCTGCACTTCCATCCAGAATTCGCGCTCCTCGAGGAGGCCGGCGCGGATCGAGCTGAAGTTGACGCCTTCAAGATCGTTGGCGAGGCCGTTGTACGAGACGTTGAAGCCGCTGGCGACCCGGCGGAGGTGGTCCTTGACGAAGGGGCCGTAGACGTCGCTGGGGTACTTGCTGTCGTAGGCGCGGAGGTCGTAGCCTTCGGGCAGGGTGTCGAAGGTGCCGGGGGCGCTGATTTCGATCGGGGCTTCGCCGTCTTCGTCGGCGCCTGGCGGCTGGCCGTCCGGGCTGACGAAGAATCCGAGGGTGTCGGCGCCTTTGCGGGCGGCGACGAGTACGGACTGGTCGAATTCGCCGACGTGGTAGAGGCTCTCGATTGCGGAATGCATCCACGGGACACCGCGGCGCTGCTCGGGGCGAAGCGGCATGTAGCCGTGGTAGACGTCTTCGGCGGGGATGCGCTCGCGCACGACGCCGGGATGGGCGGCTGGGCTGTTGTCGCCGGGGTGCGTGGTGCGCAGCCAGTAGGCGACGGGACGGCCGGCGGGGTTGAGCTCGACGCCCATGCGGACGATGTTGCCGTCGGCGAGGCGGCGATTGTCGGAGACTTCGAGGCGGTCGATGTCGAGGAGCTGCAGGGCGATGCCGAAGCGGTTGATTGCCTTGCCGCGGACGATGCGAATCAGGAATTCGCCGTCCTGGGCGAGGTTGCGGACGCTGACGCGACAGATGTCGTCAAAGGACAGGAGGCCGGTGATGTCACAGACGCCGAGCTGGGCCCAGGCGGCCCAGCCCGATTCGATGGCGCGATTGGCGATGGTGTCGGGGACGGAGACGGCGCCGGTTCCGTTCAGGCGGGTATCTGACGATCGGCACTGGAGGGTAAAGCCTTGGGCGCCGACGACGTTGGCGGGGCACATGCGGAGATACCTGGCGGCGTAGGGGTTGTTGGCGCCGAGGTAGCGCGAGCGGGCTCGCATGGTATCGAGCGCGGCGAGCAGGTCGGCGTCGATGCTGGTATTGGTGGCGACGAAGTTGGCGGTCAGGCGGGACGGCAGGCCGCCGGTGAATGAGCGTTGGCCGCGTTGGCGCTTGGGGGCGACGGGTTGGCTTTGGCGGGCGGCGCTCTGGCGGGCGCTGGCGACGATGGCGTCGGCCTGGCGCTTGGCCTGGCGGTCGGCGTTCCATTGGCGCAGGATGACGGAGCCGGGTTGGGAGACGCGTTCGACGTTGTACCAGGGGTCGGCCATGCTCAGAATCTCACGTAGACTTTTCGGCTGTCCGCGAGGCCGGCGCGGCGACGGGAGGCGGCTTCTTCGTTGGCGACTTCGCGGCGCCAGAAGTTGATTTCGAGCAGCCAGTCGGCTTTGGCCTGGAAGACGAGGCGGCGGCCGGCGACGGTGTATTCCTGAACGTAGGCATGCGAGGCGGCGGCGGCGGCGTAGGCCACCATGAGCGCGTCGAGGATCTTCTTGGATTCGCTGCGGGTGTCGAGACCGGCGACAGCGGCGGCGAGGTTGGGCTCGACGAGGAGGGTTCCGGAGACGCTGACGGTGTAGCGCTCGGCGCCTTTCTCGACCCAAGCGGTGGCGGTGTAGGTTCCGGCGGGCCAGGCGGCGCTGGTGGCGGCGGGGACGCTGACGGCGTGGTCGTTGCCGGCGGCGGTGGCGGTGATGTCGATCTTGCCGGCGGCGTTGATGAGGCGATACTTGAGAATCCAGCCGGAGCTTGCCGGGGAGTCGGGCAGGCTCTTGGTCCAGGCGATGGTGTCGCCTGCGGTGACGCGGCTGGGCTCGGTGGTTGGGGGGGTCATCGGTAGCGCGCTGGGCTTTTGGGGGATGGGTCAGCGTGCAGGATGGGGCGAGCTAGGGGACATTGGCAGGCGGGGGTGTCACGTGTGCCTTACGGCGTTTTGGCGCGTTGCGCGACGATGCGGCGGACCTGGCGGACGGTGAGGGAGTAGTGGCTGGCCAGGGTGTCGAGGTTGGCGCCGGTGAATTGGGCGCGGATCATTTGGTTTCGGGTGTGCTTGTCTTCAAGGCTGGTGGTTTTGGGGATGTAGATGCGATCGCCGCCGGCAGCGGCGCGGAGCTGGTTCTCGATTTCGCTGGCCATCAGGTCGGTGAGCGTTTCGAGGAACGCCGGCGCGCGGATGATCTGCTTGGCGAGGTCTCTGAAGAATTGGCTCATGGGCGGTTCCGGGGTGGGCGCTGGGCGGTGGCTGGCGGCGGCGGGGGTTACTTGGTTTTGGACAGGACGTAGGCGAGCTCGCGGGCGAGGATGACGGGGAAGCGTTCGCGGACGCCGGTCAGGATGGCGTCTTGAACGGTGGCGTTGACGAAGGCCTGGGGGATGGATGGGCCGTAGAGCTCGCGAATGGGGAGCTGCTTGGTGTTGCGCTTGCCGTTGCGCTGGTAGGGGACGCGCTTGCTTCCGCGGCGGGTGTCGCGCTCGTAGACGCCACGGTGGCCGGTGGGCATGGTGGCGAAGAAGACGCCACGGACGAGTTTTCGGCCTTCCTTTACGGCGACGGTCACGCCGGGCTTGACGGGGCGTGCGGTGTATTCGACCAGCGGGATGCGCTTGCCTTTGGCGATGACGCTGGCCGTCAGGGTGGTGGCAGTGGCGCGCGCGATGTTGATGGAGGCCTTGATGGTGCCGGCCTTGATCTTGTAGCCGGCGTCGCGAATGGCTCGGGAGGCTTGGACCTTGGCCTGGTCGGCGGTTTTGTTGAGGGCGCGGACGAGGGCCTTGTCGGCGACCTCGGCGCGGATGCCGTCGAGGGCGGCCAGGGCGTTGCGGACGTCGAATGTGGTGGTGATCATGGGGGGCTTTCGGTCAGCGGGTGGGAAAGGCTGGCGGGCGCTGGATGACGCGGCGCTTGCGGGCGGCGGGTGGCGCCGGGGTGGCTGCCGGCTCGGGTGGCGAGCCGGCTGGCGACGGCTCGGCGGCGGCTATGTCTGCGGCAGGGTCGCCGGGCTCCACGTTTGGAGGCTCGACCATGAGGGCGCGGCGGGTCCAGTCGCCGGCTTTCCACTTGTGCAAGTGAAGCTCGGGGTGGTGGCTGGCGGCGATGGCGTATACCCAAGTGTCGAGGGTTTCGTTGCGCTTGGATTTTTTCTTTACCCACTGGTTTTTGGTGGGGTTGAAGGTCTCGGCAACGAGCTGTTCGTAGTAATCGGTCGGGAGTTCGTCGGAAAAGTGAACTTTGCGATCTTTCGGGGATTTGTCAGCGTCGGCGAGGAGGCGCGTGTAGAGGAGATGTTTGGCGGTGTCGGTGCCAACGAGGTAGAGCATGACGCCTTTTTTGGTGGTGACGCCTCGCCATGTAACGTCTTGGGCGACGGGGCGACCGAGGATGAGGCGGCCGGCTGTGCTGGCGCCCTTGATGGCCATGACGTGGCGGAGCCGGCGCCGGCGGACGTACTGGTAGACGGCGTGCGTGTGGTGTCCGCCGGAGTCGATTGCGGTGGCTTCGACGCGCATTTCTCGGCAGAAGGCGTTGATGATTGGGCGGGCGAGGTAGTCGGTAAGGGTGTCCCAGAGGGATTCGTCGGCGGGGTTGCCGGGCAAGATGTGGTAGTCGATTGTCCACGTGCGGTCGGCGCGGCCGTGCCCGACGATGTGGATTTCCAGGCGGTCATCCTGCGTGTCGACGCCGGCGGTGAGGGCCAGGCAGCCGACGGGGATGGTGCGCAGCGGGTAGGGTTCGGCGCGGGCTTGCAGGGTGTTGGGCTTGATGTCGCGCGAGCGGTTGGCGTAGGTCTCGGCGAGGCGGGTGTTTATGAAGCGCATGAGCTTGCGGTGGTCGCCCTGGGCTTCGATCCATTCGATGGCGAGCTGCACCCAGGAGCGGCCGAGGCCGATCGGGGAATAGAGGGCGGAGTTTTGGAATGACGGATACGGGGCGCCAGGCGCTTCGGGGATCCAGCGGCCGCGGGCGAACATGGCGGTCTTGTGGTGCTCGGCGATTTCGCTGCCGCAGTGTTCGCAGACGTACCAGGCGGCGGCGATGTGGGTTGGGTGCGTGGGGTTGCTGGTCCAGCGGAGATTGGCCCACTTGAGGGTCTGGTATTCGTCGCAGTGCGGGCAAGGGACGTGGCGCTGGCGTCGATCTCCGGCGAGGTAAAGGTCGGCGATCTGGCTGGCGTCGGTGAGGGTTGGGGAGGAGACGGCGAACAGCTTGTGATCGTGAAAGGCGGTCAGGCGGACCTGGAGGAGCCCGAGGGGGTCGCCCTGGTTGGTGGTCCAGTCGTATTCGTCGCATTCGTCGGCGATGGCGTAGCGCAGGGACGTGCTCTTCAGGTCGGCGGTGCTGCCGGCGGTCTTGGCGTAGAGGATGCCGCCGGTGAATTTCTTGCGGTGGGCGCTGTTGTCGCCGGATTTATTGCTGCGGGAGCGGAGGACCGAAGCGACGGCCGGGGTGGTCTTGGCCATGGGGTCGAACTTTTGCGACATCCAGTCATTCATGGCTTTGTCTGTTGGCATGACGACGGCGACGGGGCCTTTGGCGTGCGTCATGATGTAGCCGAGGAAGTTGCTGGCGACTTCGGTGCCGCCGAATTGGGATGGCTTTTGGTAGACCACCAGGTGGTGCGGGGCGTCTTCTGACAGGCAATCGAGGATTTCGACGAGGTGCGGATTGCGGGCGTTTTTCCAGGGGCCGGGCTCGGGGCTGCCGTCTTCGGAGAGGATGCGATTGGCTCCGGCCCACTCGGATACGGTGAGGCTTAGCTTGGGGCGCATGGCGCGCTCGGCGGCGCGCAGGGCGAGGCGCAGGGCGAGTCGGTGCGCTGGTGGCTTGGCAGCGGCCTGTGGCGACTGGGTGCGCGGCGCGGTGGTTGTGATGGTCATGGTGCGGTGGGGTCGGCGAGCTGGGCGAGGCGGGCGGCGAAGTCGGCGACCATGGCGCCGAGGATGTGGGCGGTTTCCTGGCGCAGGGTGGCGCGGATGGCGTCGAGGTCTTTGCCGATGAGCAGGGGGGCGAGCCGGTGCGGTTGCTGTTCGAGGGATTGGCGAACGGTGGTCATGATGTCTTCGACGGCGGCTTCTACGGCGGCGCGTTCGACGAGGTGGCCGATGGCGCGCTCATATTCAAGTTTGGCGGTCTTGGCGGCGTAGCGCTCTTTGACGGTGCGGGCGGCCTGGTAGCTGATGCTCTCGTCGGGGTCGGCGTGATTGGCGGCGTCTGGCGGTGCTGGCTGGCGGGCTGCGGGCGTGGTGGCGGTCTGGCGGTTGTCTGTTGCGTGGCGGGCTGGCGTGGCTGGCGGGGTGTTGGCTTGCAGGCGTTCGCGGGCGGCGGCGTGGCGGTTGGCGACGTCGTCGCGGTTGGGGTCGCGGGTGGCGTCGATGCGGGCGATGGAGGCGTCGACGTCGACGAGGCCGTTATCGGTGAGGACGAGGCGGCCGGCGTGCTTGAGGCCGGTGACGTGGCTGCGGGAGACGCCGAGTCGGCGGGCGAAGTCGGCTTGTGTGGCGACGGTGGTCATGTGGGAAACGCATCCATCAGTATTCTCCATGCTGCTGCACGAACTCGTGGAACCTGGCCATTTCCAGCGGCTGCAATGCGCTGCTTCCAATCGGCCAGCCCATCATCCAATCCCAAAAGTCCGGGTTCGGGGTGATCGCCTTGCCAGCCATTCGCACTAACTCTTGTGGCAACCTCACTCCCTGAGTCATCGCCATGCGTCGCTTGACTGTCTCCCAGGTGTATTGCCCCTTCCAGTCTGGGGCCACAGACGTCGGGAGCAGTTTCACAACACCCACCAGCGACGGAGTGGCGTTCTCCTTGCGGCCTCTGCCGTAGTGGTACGTCCGTCCGTTCGCGTCCGTTTTCGTAGGTGTAGGCAAGAATCCAGATTCTGTCCCGCTTGTGCGGAGCCCCGCAGTCGGCAGCGGATAGGCATGTCCACCGACAGTCATACCCGAGCGCGGCCAGATCACCGAGCACCTTTCCGAGTCCCCGAGTAATGAGCGCTGGGCTGTTCTCCACGAAGACGTATCTCGGTCGAACCTCGCGAACGATGCGCGCCATTTCTCTCCACAGTCCGCTGTGCTCGCCATCAATCCCTGCGCCCTTCCCGGCCGGTGAAATGTCTGTGCACGGAAATCCGCCGGACACGATTTCGACACGTCCTCGCCATGGCCGGCCGTCGAACGTGCGCACGTCGTCCCACACGGGAAACCGGGGGAAGATTCCGTCTCGCTGGCGCTGCAGCAGCACGCGGCGGTTGTAGTCAAGGATTTCCACAGCGCAGACGGTAGTGTGTCCGAGCAGCAGGCTTCCGTAGATTCCGCCCCCTCCTCCGGCAAATAGCTCCAACTCATTCAATGTCCACCTTCGGATTTCAGCGAGCCGTCGCCATCGCCTTCTTCAGCGCGGCGTCGAAGTGGGCGCTGAAGTCGCTGGCGACGATCGTCGCGGACTGGCGATCCATGTCGATTCGCCGCTGATAGACCGGCGTCGGAATGACCAGCATCAGGAGCTTGGGAAAGCCGCGCGCGTCGGTGGCCCACAGGCCGCGCCGGCGCTTGTTGGCGCCTTTGCCGTCTGACCAGAAAATGCGCCCGGCGGCCTTGGCGTGGCGCTGGCTGCGCGCGCTCTGCGTGGCGTTCTGGTAGGGGTCGCGGAAGAGGCGCAGGGCGGCGTAAATCTGCTGCGTCTGGCCGCGCGACAGGTTGCCGTACTGGTCAAGCTTGGCATCCGGGCCGGGCACCAGGTACTCGCCGAGGCTGATCAGGCCGGCCTCGGTGAATGCGGTCTCCATGCGCTTGCGCAGGCGCGTTCCGCCGGCGAACTGGTGCCCGAGGATTTCGGCCATGGATCGGCTGTTCTTGCCGCCGATCTCGCGATCCTTGAGGTAGACGGCGGCTTGCAGTTTAGCCTTCGTTGCCGGGGCGATGAACAGGCTTTTCATCACCAGCGGCGTCGGGCGGTCGAAGTTGGCGGCCATCTCCGCCAGCGTGGCGGCGCGGATGGTGCGGGCAGTGGCGTTGAGCGCTTGCGAGGCGGCGAAGGGGATTTGTCTGGCCTGCTCGCCGAGGCTGGCGGCCAGGGCGGAAAAGCCTTCGAGGCGCACGGATATCGTGGTCATGGCTGGCCTATCGGGTCATGAGGCTGGAGAGGTGGGAGGGATTGCCGGCAGGCGGCTTTTCGTAAAGCGAGCAGCGCGTGAATGGGGTGACATGCAGTACGCACCAGAAAAGGCTCCGTGGCGCGGTGTCGCGGCCCATTGGCGTGCGGCGCGCCTCGGCGAGATTTCGGCAGCCGGCGCACGGTGGCGGCGGCTCGTCGTGGAGAATGGTGGTGGCGGCTGGGATCATGGTTTTGCGTCCTTGTTCGGCGGGGTAATTTGCAGATCGTCAAAGCTGAAACTGGCGCCAGGTGCGGCGGGTAAGTGGCCAACGGTGCGGCCGGCTTCGCTGGCGTAGAAGTCGGTACCGCCGGCCAGGCCGTTGCGGATGGAGCGATCTACGGCCGGGGCTCCGAAGGCCTCGCGCGCGGCGTCGACAAACTCGGCAACGCGCGGCATGGCCTGGCGCGGGGGTTTGGCGGGCGCGCTCATCGCAGCGGCCCGCAGGAAAGGGTGCCCGGATAGGCAGATTGGTCAGAGGTCCGGGCGCTGGCTCTGTGAAAGGCGCGGTTATCGTGGCGGCCGAAGCCGCCCCGCCCCGATCTGCCATCGGTATCACGTATCAACAGACGTGCTCTGTGCGGCGTGGTCATGCCGTTTTCTTTCCCGCCACGCGCAGGCGGCGAAGCGCGCGCGGCATCTCGCGGCGCAGCGTGCGGCCCAGCGCCTTGACTTGCTCCTCAAGCAGCGCGCGCCGTGCGGCCGGGTCGCTTTGCACGGCGAGGCGCGGGGCGGTCTGGTCGACGATGCGTTCGAGCGCTCCGCGCAGCGTGGCGCCGAGCGCCTGCGCTTCGTCGTGCATGGCGTCCGCCGGGTAGCGCTTGTGCGTGCGCAGCTGGATCGACAGCCGGGCGAGTGCGTTTTGCGAGGCCAGCAGTGACTGGGTGTAGTCGGCGAGGCGGGGCGCGCCGTCAGCGGCTGCCGGAGTGGTTTCGGTGGCGGCGTCGGCGGGGATCTCCGACAGGTCGTCGGCGTCTCCCACGTCGTCGCCGGCGTATTCAGCGGCATCCGCGTTGTCGCCGAGGCGCGCAGGCGCGCTACGGGGCGTTGCGGAGGCGGGGTGGGCTTCCGGTATGGCCTGGCCGCGTTTCGCGGCGTGGCGCGCCAGGACGTCAGGGCGTAGGCCCGGCTTGGTGGCTTGCCAAAGTTGCAGGCTGGCGTCGACGTCGAGGAAGCCGCCATCGAGATGCAGCCGGCCGGCGGCGATGGCCCGGCTGATGGTGCTCTTGTGCACGCCGAGGCGCCTGGCAAAGGCGGCCGGGGTTTCGCGGAGCGGGATGGCTTCCACTTCTCTCTCTCTTCTTTTCAAGAAAAAATAAAGTAGAGAAGGCGGGCGCGCGCGAGCGAACGCACCTGCAGCGCAGCGAACGCATGGGCGAACGCACGCAAACCCGCGTAAACACGGGCACCGAACACAACGAACGCACCGAACGCACACATACCGTAGCGCGAGACGACGCATGTGCGCATTCCTCCCGTGTTGTGCGTGCACGTCTCGCGTGTAGTGCGCGCGCCTGATGCGTTCGTTGTGTTCGGTGCCAGCAACAGCAAGGGTTTGCGTGCGTTCGCCCATGCGTTCGCCCCGCGTTCGGTGTGTTCGCTCATGGTCTAGTCGTCGCCTCCGAGCGCATCCTTGAACGCGAAAACGCAGTCGGTGGCCCATTGCGCTTCGGTCTTGTCGGCAGCTTTGCGGTACTTGTCGCCATCCTCGTGGGAGGAAACGGCGGCCTCGTCGGGGATGACCAGCCGCGTGCGCCTCGGCGTGCCGGAGTAAAAGGCGTCCTCGAAAACGTCTTTAAGGTCGATCCGCCAGCCGGGTTGCTTGCGCAGGTAGCCAGACAGGTTGTTCTGGCTGCGCGGCTTCTCGCCTGCCGACGCGCACCACCGGGAATAGGCCCGGTAAATTTGCCAGGAGGCGCAGGCGCACACCGGGTAACGCGTCTCGCCGGCCAGCCAGTCTCGGCAAAAGCGCTCGATCGAGCCCATGGAAAGCTCTTGGACGGCGAGCTTGGCGTCGGTCATCGGCGGCTTGCTGTGCTCGTCGAAATCGCCGAGGTCGAGATTGACGAGGTAATGATGCAGCGCTTCGCGACCACCATTGGCCAGGCAGGCGGCCACGTCTTTGTAAAACGCTGGTGACAATGCCTGCGGGGTCCAGATCATGAAGTGGCGCCGGTCGAATAGCTCGACGGCGGTCGGGTGCAGTTCGTTCGACAGCCACACGCCGTTGCAGTGGTTCGTCTCTGTCCACGCCTTAAACGTCTTGGGATTTATCCTTATCGTCTCGCCAGTGATCAGAGACTTGATACGGTTTTTCAAGACATAGAGTTCATTGCGTGCGACAACCTCGTCGAAAACTACGAATAGTTTCCTGCTTGCCCAGTCGTTGAACTGACTCTCAACAGCCAACTGGTCGACGGTTCCCCCATAGTCACCGTATAGGCGGCATATCGCGTCGAAAAAGATGTTTTTCCCGGCGCCTTGCATGCCATGAAACACCAGCGTGGTCTTCATTTTTGCGCCGTGATGCTGCAGCGGATAAGCCAGCCAGCGGAGCGCCCACTCGTAGCAGTCCCTGCTATTGGACTCAAGGGAGCACATCCACTGCAGCAGATCGAGGAGTATCTGGCAGTCGCCAGCCTTCGGCGTTGTCGGCCAGCCGCCCCACAGATTGCATACGACACGCTCGTCTTTCTCGGTGGGGTCAAATCCAACTTCTGAATATCGCGCGACCTTGCGATCTGGCCGCAACTTCCAATCGCGCGCGGCATGATCTGGGATCAGCGCAAGCACGTCCGCCTTCGTCACAATGACATGCTCGACGGAGTCGAAATAGCTGCCGTCGGAGCCATACAGCAGAGTCCACCGATCGCACGCCTCGTCGAGCGAGTACAGACCACGCATGGGCTGACGCGGCGCGGCCCCTCCCCCCGCCTCATGCGCTGCCGCCCGGACAGGCACTTGCCGTCCGGACTGCCACCCGTGCGCCGATAGGGAGGCCTCGATCTGGCGCGCCACCATCGACAGCCCACCATCGGGGTGCACGTGGAGGTCGTTGAAGTCGGTGGCACCCTTGTGCGTCGTCGACCGCTCGCCCGGGAAGATCGGCGTCACCACGTGGCCACCAACGGCGAGAGCCGCGGACCTGGCCGACTCGACGCCGGCGTTACCCTTGCCGTGCGGCTCGCCGCAAGCGGAGCACTCAGGATCCTCCACTGTCGTCCAGCTCGAACAGGCCCGGCACGTCTGCAGGTAGTCGTCGTCGGCGCAGACCAGCAGGCGCAGCCCGCGGTACGTCTTGCAAACCGCCTGCGCCACCGGCAGCAGGTTCCCGGCGTCGAACGCGACGACCACGGGAAGGCCTGTCGCCTCGTGCAGACTGGCGCCGGTCGCGAACCCCTCGCAGAGCAGCGCCACGCTGCCGGCCATCGGCGAGCCGATCAGAAAGAAGTGGCCCTTCTTCGCCAGGCCAGCCGGGCAGAAATCCTTGTCCCTTCCCTTGCGCTTCTTGATCGCCGGGTCGTGATAGACCACCTGCAGGCCCCAGGTCTTCCCCTTGCCGTCCTGCACCGGAATCACCAGATTGCCAGTGGGCGACAGCCGGGCCCCGAACAGCCGGCCAGCCGGAAGCCCCTTGCGGGATAGGTAAGCACTCTCGCCGAGCTCGCCGCACTTCCGCCACCAGCCGCCAGCCTTGCGCGCCGCTATTTCGTGCCGACGCAACAGGTCGGCATCGGCTGCCTTGCGGTCGGCGAGCTGGCGCGCGCGTATCGCCTCCGCCTGCTCCGGCGTGATGCGCGGCCGATCCTCACGCTTGAGGATGATCTTCTGCGGCGCCTGGTCGTTCGCCGACCAGACGCCAAACGACCCCACGATCAACTCATCGCCACCGCCGACAGGCAGCGCGTGCAGCTTGTACCAGCCCCGCTTTTCCCGATCGCCGACGACCGCACACCGCACGAACGTCGCCGTCCCGTGTGCGTCTGCGGATCGTGGCAAATCTATCGAGCATATTCACAGTGGTGCGTGTCCGCTGGCGAAAAGCCGCGCAGCCAGAACCACTTTTCTGGCTACCTGTGCAAGCAACCCGGCTGGCGTATGAGAATGATAGCCCTCACCGAGACAAATGAGCTTGGCGAGCATAAGCGTTTAGTGCGCTGTTTTACCCCACCAGACGACGAAGGTTTATACGAAAACGGGCGGTGTACATTCAGAAAATTAGTAGATCAAACGTATGAGAAATGGGCAACGTATTGTGTTAGCTCGTTCCGAAAGGCCCTTGAAGCCGACGAATGACCATGAGCGAACACACCGAACGCTGGGCGAACGCATGGGCGAACGCACGCAAACCCTTGCCGTTGCTGGCACCGAACACAACGAACGCATCCGGCGCGCGCACTACACGCGAGACGTACACGCACGACACGGGAGGAATGCGCACATGCGCAATCTCGCGCCACGTTATGGGTGCGTTCGGTGCGTTCGTTGTGTTCGGTGCCAGTGTTTACGCGGGTTTGCGTGCGTTCGCCCATGCGTTCGCTGCGCTGCAGGTGCGTTCGCTCGCGCGCGCCCGCCTTCTCTACTTTAT